TAGTCCAACATTTGGGAGTTAAATAAATATGGCAAGTAGTGGAAATTTTCCTTTATGGTCACCTTTAATAAAAGGTGCAGTAAATTTAAGTCAAGGTAATACTAGATTTGATGGTTCTACAAGCAATAGAGGTGCTATGACAAGTTTTGCTATACCTACTGGAACAAAGTTTTATATAGAATGTTTAGTAGAACAAGCAACTAATTATAATATTGTATTTGGTATTGCAAATCCAGAATTTGATGTAGGTAGTTATGATGAAACAGATGCTAGTATGAATGGAATATTATTTCGTGGTAATAATGCTAGTTCTTGGGATACTTGTTCTTTAACAAATGGAAGTAGAGGAAGTTTTGGTTCTGATGTTGGGCAAACAGCAGGTAGAGTTTTAGCTATGACTGTTAACAGAGTAGATAATGAAATAAAAATGTATTTAGATAATAGTCTACAACATACTATATCTATATCTGCTACAGAGGTATATCATATTGTATGTAGTTTTACTGGTGGGAGTGCTTCAGCAGTACATATGAATATAAATTGTGGACACGATTCTACAGGAGCTAGTGATTTTAGTGCAGGAGGTAATGCAGATGCTAATGGTTTTGGTGATTTTCAACACTCTCCACCATCAGGATTTTTAGCAGCTTGTTCAGCCAACCTTCCAATTAGCGAAGACATAGACCCTGCACAAACTGATGATGATTACCCTAGCAAACAATTTGGTGTAGTTCTTTATACTGGTAATGGTAGTAGTAATGCTATAAGTGGATTAGGTTTTCAACCAGATTTAGTTTGGGGTAAATGTAGGAGTCATTCTCAAGCAAGTATATTAATAGATAGTTCACGAGGACAAGGTTTATTATTTAGTAGTTTAGGTAATGCAGAACAAACAAGTAATGGACCATTTATGACAAGCTATGATAGTGATGGATTTACTTTAGCAAGTAGTGGTTCTAATCCTAATGATAGTGGTAGAACTTATGTTGCTTGGTGTTGGAGAGCTAATGGAGCATCAACTAGCAGTAATAGTAATGGCTCAATAACTTCTACAGTACAAGCAAATACTAAAGGTGGGTTTAGCATTATAACTTACACAGGAACAGGAAGTAATGCAACTATAGGACATGGACTATCAGCTAAACCAGATTTATTTATGGTCAAAGACAGAGCCAGAGCAGAAAGTTGGAATGTGTACCACTCATCAATGGGGGCTACTAAATATATAGTATTAGATACCCATGCAGTAGCCTATGCAAATTCTAATCGTTGGAATGATACAGAACCTACTACAACTACAATAAGTTTAGGAACTAATGATAATACAAATGGTAGTTCAACTTATGTTTGTTATGCGTGGCATAATGTGTCTGGTATGCAACACTTTGGAAGCTACGAAGGAAATGGTGATGCTGATGGCACATTTGTATACACAGGTTTTAGACCACGCATGGTATTTTTGAAAAGTATAGATGGTGGTGCAGAGTGGACAGTATTTGATACAGCTAGAGAAACTCATAATCAAATGGAAGATATATTACAATGGGATTTAGAAAATGCTGAAACACAGTTAGCAAATGATAAAATAGATTTTTTATCAAATGGGTTTAAACTGCGTGGTGCAGGTGGTGGAAGAACTAACCAAAATGGTCATACTTATATCTACGGTGCTTGGGGCTCGGTGCCATTTAAATATAACAATACTTTTTAGGAGGTGAAATAATATGTGGGCTTATGTAAAATCAAACAAAATAGAGGAGATTATAAAATTTCCTAAAACAATGGTAATAGATAATATTACACATTCAAGGCGAATATTTACATCTTGGTCTTGGACTGAATTAAATAACATAGGTATTTATACAGTAGAAGATGGCACTAAAGGTGATGATAATTTTGAATATACTTCACAACCTACTTATACTTATAGTGCTTCTGGTAAAAAAGTAACTACTGCGTACACTATTACAAACAAAGCATTAGATGATGTAGAAGCTAAAGATGAAGATGGTAAAAACATACTAGATGAAAAAGGTAATAAAACTTATACCTATGGTTTAAAAACACAAGCTAAAGAAAAAGCAAAACAACAAGCAAATGGTCTTATAAATCGTTTTAATTGGCTTGTGGAGAGGTCTATCTATGATAGCAGTAAATCTATACCTAGTGCAGTTAAAACTTATGTGGCAGCCATTAGAACCGATTGTGCTAATATAGAAAAAGCAATAGATGATGCTGGTGATATGGCAGCATTTAAAAAACTATATGAATGGGAATACAATAGTGATGGTAGTGTTAAAACTGTAGCACCTATTCAAAACTGGAGTGATGATTATGATGTTAAAACGTATATTAGATAGAATAAAAGGTTTATTTAAGAAAAAGAGCAAAAGAGGTAGACCTAGAAAGGATAAATAATGGCAACAAACCCAGAAGCAAAACAAGCATCTGTAAGAGGAGTTACTTCTACTACAGGTACATTTAACGAAGATTGGTTAGCTTTATTTAATGCCAGAAGTATTGGTGCAGGAACTTACAATGAAAGATTACTTGGTTATATAAATAATAAACTTGGTACATCTCATACAGATTTAAATAAAGCATTACAAGCATTAGCTGTAGACCAAGATGATGCAAATTATTCAAGCATGGGAACATTTACACCATGAGCCAACAATCATTAAGACAGAAAAGTTGCAGAGATGCTTCAGATACAAATGGTACATACAATGAAGATTGGATGAAAACTTTTGAAGAAGCAGGTATCACCACAGGTACATTTTCTGAAAGAATGTTACAATATACAAGAGAACAAGGTTCTGCTTGGGATAATGCACAATGGGATGTATCTAGTTGGGGTCAAGGTGCTTTTGTAAATGTAAATCAATCTATGGCACAGTTAGGTAAACAAAATGGCACAACCGTTCCTGGTTCGCTATGGAGCAGTCTAGGAACATTTAGTGCAGATTAGGAGATATTATGGCTATAACCGCATTAATAGGACCAGCGACCAAACTTATTGGCAAGTTTGTTAGAGATAAAGATAAACAAGCTCAATTAGCACACGATTTATCAACAATGGCAGAAAAACACGCACAAGAGTTAGCATTGGCTCAAATTAAACTTAATACAGAAGAAGCTAAAGGTAATTGGTTTCAATCCTCGTGGAGACCTCTTATTGGATGGATAGCTGGGTTTTCTTTAGGTATAAATTATCTTATATCTCCAATATGTGCAGGTTTTGGTATTAACATACCACAAGCTGATATGAGTGTTATGATGCCTTTATTATTAGGTATGTTGGGTATTGGTGGTTTGCGTAGCCTAGATAAGATAAAAAAAGTAGATACTAAATTTAATGGGGTTAAAAAATAATGCCAGAGTTTTTATGTTTTTATTGCGGAACTAAATTAACTCATAGCGGTTCTGCTGATTGGGATTCAGAGGACTATGATGTTGTAGATTATTATAGTTGTCCTAATTGTAAAGCATTTATAGAAGGTTACAGACCTAAAACAAAAGAAGATAAGGATTAAATATGAACAGAGAAAAATTATTGGATATGATAACCCTACATGAGGGTTTAGAGTTAAAGCCATACAAATGTACCTCTGATAAATTAACCATAGGTATAGGGCGAAATATAGAGGATTTAGGAATAACTGAAGATGAAGCAAGGTATTTATTACAAAATGATTTGGATAGAATACTCAAAGAAGTAGAGCATTGGGCATTTTTAGAAAAATTAGATGAAGTAAGACAAGCTGTAATTTTAGATATGGTATTTAATATGGGTGTTAGTACATTTAATGCTAATACATGGGTAAAAACATTTGCTGCAATACAAGATGAAGATTGGGAAAAAGCTGCAAATGAAATGTTAGATTCTAAATGGGCAAAACAAGTAGGGCAAAGAGCTATACGATTATCACAAATGATGAGAAAAGGCGAGTGGTATGAATCTTGACCCTATGATGATGTGGAACATTATTATAACTGTGGTTTTAGGACCATTTGCGTGGGCATTTTCTAAAATGTTTAATGAAGTAAAAAGACTACAAATACTTCTAAACAAAACAAGAGAAGATTTAGCAAAAGATTATGCCACAAAATCCGAGCTTCACAATGAAACTAAAGAAATCAAGGAGTTAGTATTAAGGATAGAAAACAAACTTGATAGGTTCATTGAGAAGCAAAATGGTTGAACCAGTAACTGCCGTATTAACTGGCATAGCATTAGTAAAAAAATCAGTAGATTTTATCAAAACAAATATAGCTACAGCACAAGATGTTGGTGATTTAATTAGTCATGTAGATAAAGCATTGAATGGTCAGCAAGAAGTTATCAAAGCTAGAGATAAAGCTAATGTAGACCATTTTGCAACTGAAAATGTGGCTAAAGAAATTATAGATGCTAAATTAGCACAAGAACAATTATATGAAATGAAACAATTAATTGACCATAGGTTTGGTCATGGCACTTGGGCATTTATATTAGAAGAAAGAAAAAGAAGAATAGACAAACATAAACAAGCAGTAAAAGAAGCAAAAGCCAAGAAGTTAAAAAAACAACAAGAAATGTATGATATGGTAAGAATGGTTATGATAGGGTTATCAGTAATATTATTTGTTGCAGTAGCTATAGGTATCACTATAAAATTTGTATTAGCACATCCTATAGAGGGAGATGACAAATCCTGCAAATTATATGAACCTAAATATTATTTAATTTGTATTAATGAAGGCAGGGGTTATGCAGATACACAACTATATTTAGACTATAAATTAATGTTAGAAAATTGGATAATAGAAAAAGATTGATTCTTTAAAAAATATTAATACAATAACAAAACGAACTAGGGTTTATTAAACAAAAACAAGTGTTAATAATATGGGGATATGTTACTATACGTTGTGTTTTATTTTTTATGTTCCTCCTAGTTCGTAATTTTATATAATGTATATTCTACAGTAATTTCTTCATTAGCTTTAATATTCTTGATGGTATGTAACGATAAGCAATCTTTTTTATAAGGAATTTTAATACAATTAGGATTATTAGAATGGTTAATAAACCCACCCAAAGGTGTCCTACTATAGTTATCAGAAAATCTATTATCATAAATATGTGTTACACCTAAATTAAAATCTATGGGAATATCTCTAACTGCAAAAACTCCTTGCCCATGTATTACTGAATCTTTAATAGTTAAAAATGGATGTAATGGATTATACATTACTCATAGCCATCATTTAACATCTTTCTGGCTCTATCTATAGCACTTACAGATGAAAACTTATCTATCTTTTTATTTACATACACCTTTGGTTTATTATATACTTTAGGTTTATAAGTTTGAGGTTTATTCCATCTTTTTTGTACCTTTTGTCTTGCCATTTCACTTCTTTGTTCAATTTGCTTTTTAACTTCTAATACTTTCTTTTGACTATACTTATCTCCTTTATCTAACAGCATAGGTTCTATATTCTGCATAATCTTCTTTGCTTTAAATTCTGTAACTCCTAATATACTGGCAATATGTCTTTTATAAATGCTACAATCGTCTTGGAGATACATTGTAGATATTAATGTTATATATGCTCCCTTTTCCTCTAAAGTTAATACAGAGCAATCTGTAAGCCATTGTAAAGGATAGAATGGAAATACAAATAATTTATCTTTCATAGATTCTCCATTATTTTATTCCAAGAGTAGTTATATTTACCCTTGATTTTTTTTAATAAATTTATACTTGCTTTTCTATCTCCTGATAAAAGCATACTTGTATAGGATTTTGATATACCTAACTCTTTAGACACTTGTGTTAAGTTAATTTTGTTTTCTTTCATTATGTTTTCTATAATCATTTTTTTCCTTTCTTTATTAATTTTTCATAACATTCTTCGCAGTAAAATTTAAATTTATGATAATGAGCTGCGACATTATCACAAAAACTACACAACTTATGGTGTATCAATCGTTTCCAATGGTTACTTGTACCATCTTTTTGTATAGCTTTTTTAGACTTTGGCATTTTTTTCTCTTATTTCTTTTGCTCTAACATAATCATCTTGTTCTTCTGGTGTACGCAAAGTAAAACCATCTCTTAATAAATTAAATAATTTTGATTCTACTTCATACTTGCTTGGTCTAGTTTTAAACTCCATTTTATAATTTATAATGTATTTACTCATTATAATACTCCTGCGTTCTGTAAACCTATAAAGGTATAAATTATCGTATACAATAATATAAATTCCATTATTCTAAATCCTTTCTTTCTTGCCAATCGTGTTTCTTTTCTTCTTCTATCACTCTTTCAAAACATCCTGTATCTAAATTCATTTGTATATCTAATATTCTAGGATATCCTAACTCCTCATAACGAGTTTTGCAAATAGTTAACAAACTATCCGTACATCTTGAGCCATCTTCATTCTCAAATTTAGGTCGCCATAAGCTAAATATATGGTCTGGTTTATTAAACCAATGAGCAGAACCTGCAATTTGATAGGCAGTTGGTGCAGAGTTACCCATCTTCATATCTGGCTTTGCAGGATGTGCTAGTACCATAATATGTATATCTAATATTTTAGCTAAATTAGTAAGATGGTCTAAACACTTGCCTATCCACGCAGTTTCTGATAGTTTACCAAACTCTGGTGTTTCTAGTTTATTCCAAGGGTCTAATACAAATGCACCCATACCAAATCGTGCCTTCATATCGGATATTTTATCACACATCCAGTCAAAATTAGGACAGTTATTAGGATGATTAAGAAATACAAAATGTTTCCGTATAAATTCATCTGCTTGGTGTTTTTCTTCATCTGATTGCTCCCATTCTAATTTTTTATGATAAAATGTTCTTATATTTCTTTGCACATAAGGTTTTACTCTAGTTTCTCCAGAGTACATCCCTATGTTTATTTTGTATTCTTTAGCTATCTGTGTCCATAATTGTATAGCAAAAGAAGTTTTACCATGACCAGGAAAGCCTGTCATAACACTTACCATACCTTGACCTAACATAACATCTTCATTCCACCCAAACATGGGATTGTATAGTTTTATCTTGGGTGGTTGTGGGATATCATCTAAAGAATAAATACCTTCTAATGGATAATCACATAACCCTTCATTAATTGTCCATTTTATTTCATCTTTACCCCATTTTAGTAAGGCTTCATTAACATCCTTAATACCATCAGTCCAATCAAAATACTTACATTTACCATGCCCTAATATAGAAGCTAAATCCTGTCGTAATGCCAGTCCTGGTTCATCATTATCAGTCAATAATACAAAACAATTAGCTTGGTCTAAACCTTGGTCTAGTGCATCTAATACATATTGATACTTCCTAGATGCTTCTGGTTGCTCCGTAGGTGATGCTACAGCACCTGTTGGCACACTTAATATACAATCTATACCATAACCAGCTTCATACAATGCCAGAGCATCCATTTCGCCTTCTACAACATAGATAGTATTGTTTTTTAAGTTCTTTGAGTTTAAAACATTGTCAAGATTATAAAATCTTTGTTCTCCACCTTTTTCTTGTTTAAATATCTTTTCAGAAATAGCTCTAGCTTTATAATTTACTCTTTTTCCGTCTAAATTATAGTAACCAAATACGATACTTTCTAAACTTCTATTACCATATTGGGCTATTCCTCCCTCGACCTTTAAATCTTCTAGTGTTTTCGGACTGATTCCCCTCTTTGCTGCGAACTGAATCACTTTTTCTGTAGGTTTTTTCATAAAATTCTCCTCCTGAAATTCCACAATGGTGGCAATAATACACCACCCCTTCTGTTTTAATCGTTACACTTAAACATCTATCGTGTTTATTCTTTCTAGTATGGCTACATTCTGGACATAAATACTTTCCAGAGTGTTTTCTACTTAATAACCATTCTCTAGTTATCATTTACTATCTCCATAAATAATGAATTATCTGCTTTTAATCTATTATTAATAATATCTACATAACTTTTATTTAATTCTATTAAGGTCGCATTTCTTCCTAATCTATCAGCAACTAAAGCTGTTGTGCCAGAACCACCAAAAGGGTCTAATACATGACCACCTTCAGGACAACCTGCTAAAATACAAGGCTCAATTAAATCTGGTGGATAGGTAGCAAAGTGAGCTTCTTTGTATGGTTTAGTAGTAACAGTCCACACACTTCTTTTATTTACTTTTTCATAAATTTTTTGCTGTGCTTCTAGCAATCCTTGTTTAGTTTCAGAAAACCTTTGGTCAACACCTTTTTGTGGTTTTACATTTCCACCTATTCTGTCTGTGCCTTTTTCTTTAATAACTTCATTATCAAAATAATAATTTTTAGATTTACTTAATAAAAATATATATTCGTGAGACTTGGTACATCTATCTTTAACACTCTCTGGCATAGGATTAGGTTTATTCCATATTATATCTTGTCGTAAATACCACCCATCTTCTTGTAAAGCAAAAGCTACTCTAAAAGGTATGCCTATTAAATCCTTCGGTTTAATTATATTACTTCTATATGCTTTTCTATCTTTGTATCTATCTGCGTTTTTTGTGTGCAAATGTTGTTTGTCTTTATTCTTATCTTTTTTTAACCATTTGTTTATATATGTACCATTACTTGCATAACTATCTCCTAAATTTAACCACACAGTACCATCATCTCGTAACACTCTTCTAACCTCACGAAATACTTGTACCATATTAACGACATACTCTTGTGGTGTTTCTTCTAAACCTAATTGGTCATCTTCTCCATAATCTCTTAAACCCCAATAAGGTGGTGAAGTAACGCAAGTATGAAAGGTTTTATCTGCAATAGTTTTTAATTTATTTATGCAATTACCTTGTAATATTTTTATTGCCATAATTAATTATTCTCTAGTTATCATTTTCTGCTTCCATAATTGCTAATCCTATCTGTCTAGCTATCTGTGGCACTATAGAATTACCTAAAGCCTTTATTCTCTTGGCTCTATCTCTGTCCACCCCATAGGATACCCCAGGAGGAACTCCACAAATTCTGGATTCAGTCTGCCACCAGGTTTCTCTTTCTGTGCTAGTGCTGTTATGCACTTTGATGCTTGAGTGTTTCCTTGCATCCTCGCCTTGTGTTCCGAAGCCGAAGGTGTCGGCAGCATTTGTTTCATAGCTATCTTTTGCCCTAGACTTGGATTTCTTCCCTTTTGTACTGATGGAGGAACTGTCGTTACTGAATCCTTGTAATCTCTTGCTCTTGGAGTTGGATACATTTCTTGTACTACTCCCCTCAGATTCCCCTTTGCTATATCGTGAGGTATTCCTTGTTTGTTTTTCTTCATGTGTGGTGGGTTCTTGTCTGATACTTTTGGACTTGGATACATTACTGCGTCTCTCAGTTTTACTCCCCATCTTTCCCCCTTCTTGTTCTCTCGGTAAAAATGTCCATTCTTCATTTTTACATCTTTCACTACCCCTCCCTCTATGTCTGATGCTCTTGGACTTGGATATGTTATTGGCAAGAATCCATACTCTGTTTCTGTGATGCCAAGCACCGATACCTGAAGCTGGAATAATGAAACATTGGACTTTGAAACCTTCACCTTCCAAGTCATTTTGCACCTGTCGGAGTACCATGCCTTCTTCAATGTTAATAATGCCTTGCACATTTTCCCCAATAACCCATCTCGGTTTGACTTGCTTAATAACATCAAACATTTCATTCCAGAGCCATCTATCATCTGTTCTGCCTTTTTGTAATCCTGCTTGACTGAAGGCTTGACAAGGGAATCCTCCAGTAACGACATCTGCTTGTATTTTTGTGTCATATAAACTCCTTACATCATCATATATTTTTAAATGAGACCAATGCTTCTGTAAAACCTTTTTGCAAAACTCATCTTTTTCACAGAAGGCAACAGTCTCAAAATACCCTGTGGATTCTAGCCCTAAACTAAAACCACCTATTCCTGAGAATAAATCAAGAACTTTTAATGGCATCTTCTAAATCCATCTGTTTACCATCACCTTTGTAATGATATTCTGCAAAATGATTCTTTTTTACTCCATTATTTTTCATTTTAGTTTCTATATTATGTCCTTCTTCTCTTAATGTAAAAATAATTGCTCCTAAACGAAATGAACCATATAGATTCAAGGCTTCAAGAGGATTAATTTTTTTATTTTCTTGTAGATGTGCTAATACTTTATCTTTTTGTGTCAGTTTCTTTGTCATTTAGTTGCTCCTTTAAATTATCAACTTCATTTTTTAATTCATAAATCTCTAAACATAACTCTTTAAACATAGACCATTCCATATATACCTTACTGGTTGACCTATCTGCTTGTATTACTAGAAAGTCAGCTTGACCTTTTTGCCTATCTCCAGTTCTATAACCATTTTTATGTTTCTTTGCTTCAAAAATGTATTTTTTACCTGTTGGAGAAGTAGCACTACAATCGTGAGGGAAGTCTCTGAATATACCACTACCTGGTTGCTTCCTAGCTTCCCATTTACAATCTTTTTTAAGGTCATCTACTATTTCTTTTTCTAGTTTAGAGCCTTTTGCTTTTGCAGATTTTGCAGTAATAGGCATCAGAAACTATCGCTGCTTTCTGATAGTCTTTTATGCGTTGCTATTAATCCTGCTTTGTAGTTATCTAGGATAAACTTTAACTTTTGGTCGGCAGTCATAGTGCTATCTCTGTTGCAACAGCTTTGTAGTACGATTAAAAAGTCTTTCATTGTCATACTGCTAGTTGGTGCTTGTGGTTGTATCTGTGCATAACCATTACTAGATACTACTTTACTATCTGGAAATGCTTTTTTTATTTCTTGTGGTACTTCATTATGTCCAGTTGGTGCAGTTACAGGTTCAAAACTTTTAATATACAAGTTACCGAATCTATCTGGATTGCCAATCGTAATAGAAATCTTGTCATTTTCTTGTACTGAACCAATACCTATATTAGGACTAGCTAAATACTTTGTGCCATCTTCAGAAAAAACCTGGTAATTCTTTGTACCAGACCAACCTTTTTCTGGATTTGCAGCTTTGGGAGCTGCCATTGATTTTACAGTTATATCTAATGTCTGCATTATATTCTCCTATTAGGTGGAGGGAAGTAGCTGGAGCAACATTCTACATTGCGTAGAAAAAATGTTACTACTAACCCTCCATATTTATTTATAAGTTGCTCCATTATTTTTTCTTTTCATTTAGAAAAGAATGTATCTGCAAATAGTTTTTCCATATTTGCAAATCTTTTACATAGCTATCTGTGTCATAAAGATATTCTTTTATCTCTTTTGTATCTTTATCTATTGCTACGATTAATCTGTTAAATGGTTCTCTGCCTAATTCATTACATAATGCATACATATACCCACATAATTGTATTCGCCATAATTTAGTAACACTTTTTTTTGTAACAGTTTTCCAATCAACTAAACATTCACCATATTTTGTATGGTCAATATAGGCATCAAACTTTCCTGCGAATGGCAAAATAGAATTATCATAAACTAAATATTCTACTGCGTGTACTTTCTTAACATTTGCATTAAGATATTCATATAAAGGATATTGCATCAATCGTATTTGATTATCTCTTTCGTCATGTCCTTTATGATAACCAGTTTCTGCCATATTACCTCTTAAATAACTTTCAATAAAATTATGAATGACAGTTCCTAATTCAGCAGCTGATTTCCATTTATTTTCTGCCATCTTTTTTATGTCAAATAACTTTTCTTGTAAATCAGTAAGGTCATTTACTCTTAATAAATTAGTATTGGGTAATTCTTCTACTAATGTTTCTAAAAAGTTTTTACGACCTGCCATAGCACCTATACCAAATCCATCATCTCCCTTAATAATTTTTGATACACTACTAGGATTTATTTTAGTGCCATTGTCATTTACATAATACCTATGATTACCTTCACTAAATTTTATTTCTATATTTTTAAATTTTCTACTTTCCATCTTTTTTTCTCCTAAAGTAATCCAAAGTAAGCAAAGGAATTAATTTTGTTTTTTTCTTATCTGCTTTTACACTAATAGCTCTTGATAGCATATTAACTTTACCTTCTTTTTTTGTTTCAAACTTTATTATTTTTTTTTTGGTCATCTAACATCTCCTTGTCATTATATTTGCCAAAGTCTGAAATAATCTTATCACATTCTTTTTTCTGCTCATCTATTTTTGATAACTGCTCCTCTATTTTATTTGTAAGTTTTCTTAACTCTATTGATATTTCTAAAAATTTTATTTCTTGGTCTTGCAAAAATAATTTTCTGTCAAATATTTCACTAATCATTCTATTGCTCCTATTAAATTGATAATAATATAAGGTATGCAGCAACTACTAAATTAGAAATAATTACTGCATATAAAATCGTCATTAACAAAACTTGCTCCAGTATTCGTTAAAGTATTCTTCTGCTTCCTCCTGGAATCTTTCTTGAGATATATGACTAGGTCTTTTTATATCTCCGTCTTTTTCTAAAGCTGCAAACCTACCATAAAATTCTTGTATAGATTCAGATTCTTTTATAATGTCAATACAATCAGAAAAAAACTTATCTTCTTCTTGCATTATTAATTTTTTAACTTCTGCCATTATTTTTTTCCTTTTTTTAATTTTTTAATATATGGGTCTTTATCAATATCTTCTCTATGTTCTAAATGTGCCATAATTGCTTGATTGATTAACAATTGGGCTTGTATAGGATTCGGTGCAGTATCATAAGTCAATTCAGTAATAGTATATAATGCACTATAAATAAAATTAGGTACATTTACTTCATTCTGCACATCTTCCATAACATCTAATAATTTATCTCTAACAATATCTATTTGTTGTTGTGTCGATAATTCTTTTATTTTAGCTTTACTCATTTTTTTGCTCCCTATTTAATATTATTAAAAGTTTCAATAGCTTTACTAGGCGATAATATTTCTACTGTTTTAGTAATGCCATTAATTGTTGTTGTTAACTCATACAAAAATAATTCATAATTAAATTGCAAAGTTGCTTGTCCGTCTGTTATTTTTTTTATGTCTTTTTTAAACATAGCTATATCTCCTCTAATTTTTTTAATAAAGTATCTAAAGGAGAACCATTTAATTTTTCCATTTCTTTTTTATCTAATAATATATTTAATGGTAAAGCTTTATTTAAATGATGTTTTAAAACTTTAACTTCTTCTTTGCTTAATTCTATTTTTAATTTTGTCATAATCAGCTCCAATGATTAAGGTTAATAAAATCGTCATTATTGATATTAATAAATCACTATTAGTAAAATGTCAATAACTATTTGTGAAATATCTTTTTATTTTATCGTCATATTGTTTTATAAAATTATCGTCTTTATAATATTCTGTTTTACCATTCATAAAATCTTTAACAAAATTTATAAATTGTTTCTTGCTCCAGTTTTTGAAGTCAAGTCTATAATTAAAACTTTCTTCAAAAATATTTACCAATTCTTTATAGGTCATTTATATAACTCCTTCTTTTCTTAATTTTTGTAAACCTTTTAATAATGGCAATTCAAAACTATCTATACATTCTCCATCATTAACATTATTTTTTGTAAATAAACATTTACTAGAATTATCTTTTATTAAAGTTAAATCGTGAGAAATATCTTCTATTTCTTTTTCATTAATTATAATTTTTTCAATAGGAGTTATTCCTATTTCTATTTTTTCTTTATCTATTTGTAAAATAAAACAACCCCCACCACTATGATAAACTTCTAAATTATATTCTTTTACTATAGTAGGAATTGTTTTATTTATATGACTTATTAGGTCATCAAAATGTTGGTAATAATCTTTATTCATATTGTTACTCCTGTTTTTGATGTCATTAAAATTAAAGCAAGTAATGACTTCTTGCAAAGTATTCTATAATACTTTTTATAATGCCTTAAATTAATAAGGCACTACAAAAAATATTAATGAGGTAGATTTAAAGATAAAAAGTATTCAAAAGTTTTATTTAATTTTTCTTTAGAATAATTTTTATATTTACTTTCAATAGATTTGCATTTTTCTGGATTTAAACAATCTAAATAATCTTTATGTGGTACATTTTGATTACTTCTTTCGTGCATAATAAATTCTATTTTATTTTGTTTATCACAATTTTTTATTAAGTTTTTTACAGATTGTTTAACAAACTTTTTTACTTCATTAAAATTATTACTTTGTAATATAGGCAATCCACAACCATAATTCTTTTCTAATATTACAGTATATCTGAATCCGTCTTGTATTTCTCTTTCTTTAATATTTTTATAATCTATAAATATTTGAAAATATCTATAACTAAATGAGCAACACGCATCATTACCATAAGTTACATCTTGCCATTGATTAGGAATTTTTAAATCTTTTGTTTCTTTATACATTATTGACCTCCCTTTTCTACATAGTCCCAAACAATGCCTAAACAACCATAAAACTTTTTATCTTTTATAATTAAGGGATTGTTTTTAGTGTCTTCTAATTCTTCTTTAAATTCTTTATCTCCGTCAGATAAATCTTCAATACTGTTAAAATAATCTTGTTGTATTTTATAATATTCTTTAAATGAATCTTCAGTAAGATAAGCATTAACCCACCCATTCCAAAACTCATTCTTTTTATCTACTATACAATCATATATCTTTGTGTCGTCTATGGTAACTTTAGCATATTTCCATATAGTTTTTTTATCGTCTATTATTATATCTGTTATCATTATTGACCTCCCTTTATTAAAGTTATTTCAAAATTGTCATTTATAAAATAATTATGTATGCCATAAAAATCTTTAAATTCCATTTCAAATTTTTCTATTTCCCATTTATTTAATAATTCCATTAAATTATTAAAACCTTCTTTTTTATATTCTCCCTTGTATCCTTCTGCGTCTACATTATCAAATAAATTTGTGTCTTTATATTCATTGTATAAAGTTTCTTTAGTATGAATTTGTACTATTTCATCTCCGTTCCACCTACATAAATAAATATTACATTTAGTTGATGGCATTGTTATTGATTCTTTTAATGTCATTTTTATGTTACTCCAGTTTTTTGATGTCATTATTTAATGTCATAATTTTATGTCATAAATTAATGTCATTTTTATAAGCTAGTTTTACTTGATAGCTATAAAACAAGTAAGTATATGAATACTTAACAATGCACTTTTTAACAAAGTGCATCATAAAATATTCTTAATCTTGATTAACAAATTGACTTAATTCTATTGCTTTTTCTTTTATAGCTTTTTTAAATAACTTTCTAGCTTCTGTAAAACTATAATCATAATATCTAATTTTGAATAGTTCGTCAGTTATTGCTTCAATAGTTCCGTGCATAGTGAAAGAACCATCATAATGTTTTTCTACTCCACCATGTAAATAGTAATTTAATATTTTCATTGTTATTGCTCCATTTAATTTGCTAGTAATCGACTAGCCGATAAGAATTAAAATAATTCTTAATAATGGGATTACTAAATAATCCCATAGTTAAAAATTAATTTAAGTTAGTTAAAATATAGATTCCGTCTTTTATTTTCTTTTCAATTTCTTTTGTAGTTTCTTCTAAAAAGATATTCCTATATTTTGATGTAGTAGTTGAATAATTATAGTATTTACTATCAAGATAAATTTTACTTTCTTTATCACTATCAATAAAATTTTCTATTTTTACTATTATTGAATCATAACTCTGAAAAAATTTATTATTGTTATCATCATAAACAACAAATTGATTTTTAACCTTGTTACCATTTCTATTATATAAATTTGATACTTTCATAATTGCTCCATTTAAATTAATAATACATTTAGTATATATATATTTTACTATATGTAAACATAATAATATAAAATAAATGCTAATAATTATTAATAGTAAAATAGGGATTTAATAGACTAAATCAGCGACACTATAAAACAATACCTATAATAACTATATAACAAAGCATATAAGAAAAACTTAATACACTGTAACCAATTAATTAAATAATATGTAATCTAATATTATTAATAAAATGCTAGTAATCTAATATTATACTTATACTACAGTATATACTAATTATATACTCAATACATACTATATATTAACTATAAACTATTAACTATATTATATATATAAGGTTGCTATTGTTTTAATAGGGTTTATGGCATTTTAATAAATAAAGACGTTAAACCCTCTATAAAAAAGAATAGGAGCAAGAAGCTGCAACTTTGTTCTCTTTATGTTCTTACCAATACTTTAATAACGATATAATAAGCATAGAGTAACATTAAATATATATGATACAATCATAACCATTAAGTATTCTATAGCATTGTATAGCGATTATATAGGATATATTTGTTCTCTATCTGTTCTAGTTACTGGTGTTCTCTATTTGTTCTATAATATATTTGTTCTTGCTTTGTTCCAGGATAGAAGGTTCATTACAAAAATTTATTTTTGAAATTTATTTTACAAATCGGATGTGGGGTGGTACTGGTGCTAATCTAAAGGCATACATCAAACACATCCCAACTACCCATAATCGGTTCTACATAATAGTAAAAAACAAAAAAGGTTTTGACATAAGGGTTTAAATTAATTATATGTGGGTATAACTGTATTGGAGTATTAATGAAAGGCAGACCAAAGTTTGAACCCACAGAGGAGAATAAGAAGCAGGTGGAATTAGCTGTTGGGTTTGGATTGAATCAGGACCAGATTGCAAAGTTAATGAATTGTGATGTTACTACCCTCAGGAAATATTTTAGGCATGAGTTAGATGCTGGTAAGGAGAAGATGGTAATGTCTATTGGTAGCCAGTTGTATAAGAAGGCTATGAAGGGGGATACTATCTCGGCAATATTTTTAGCAAAGACGAAAGCTGGTTTTAGAGAAACTGTCGAGCATGAAGGACTACCGAATAATATTACAGTAAGTTTTAATTTAGATGATAAAAAAGAAATTGATGCAGAAGTTGTGCAGCACAAATTAACGCAGGGAGAATAATATGCCATACGGAAAAGGGACATACGGAAGTAGGGTGGGCAGACCTAAAAAAAATAATTACCAAATTAAAAGAAATAAAAAAAAAGTACGAATAGTAATGGGTAATAAAAATAAAAAAACTAAAAAAGGAACTGCATAATGAAAGGGGTAAAACATTACAAAAGAGATGGTTCTTTATTTAAAGGCAACACTCATAAAATGCCAAATGGAGATTTACACTCTGGTAAAACTCATGGCAAGACAAGTGTTAAATTATTTCATTTTAGTGAACTTTCTAAAACTGCAAAAAATAAAGCTAAAAAAGTATGAGTATAGCTCGATACTGGTCGTGTAAGAAATGGTAATCTGTTCCCTATGCATATAACCATTCCTTACACACCCAGACCACAACAAGCAGACTTACATAAAAATAATAAACGATTTAAAATTTGTGTATCACACAGAAGATGGGGTAAATCTGTGTATGCAATTACAGAAATATTACGACACGCATTAGAAATAAAAACAGAAAGAAATGATGGTAGGTTTGCATACATAGCTCCATACTATCGACAAGCAAAAGCTGTGGCTTGGGATTATTTATTATATTATACAAAAGATATTCCTGGCACAAAAGTAAATCAATCTGAACTACGAGTAGATTTAATTAATGGTAGTCGTATACGATTATATGGTGCAGGAGATGATGTTGATGCTCTAAGAGGAATTTTCTTAGATGGGGTAGTTTTAGATGAATATGCAGACATGTCTCCTAGAATGTGGAGTGAAGTGATACGACCTGCGTTAACAGATAGAAAAGGGTGGGCAATATTTATTGGAACACCAAAAGGTAGAAATCAATTTTGGCAATTATATGAAAATGCAAAAAGTGATAATGAATGGTATCGAGTTATATATCGTGCAAGTGAAACTGGTGTAGTAGACCCAGTAGAATTAGAAGCAGCAAAAAAACAAATGGGTGAAGATGAATATATGCAAGAATTTGAGTGTTCATGGGCAGCTGCTATTAAAGGCTCATACTATGGTAATTTAATAATAGAAGCAGAACAAGAAGGACGAATTACAAAAGTAGAAAGAGACCCTGCATTACCTGTTCATGTAGCTTGGGATTTAGGAATATCTGATAGTTGTGCTTTATGGTTTTTCCAAGTTACAATGGGTGAAATAAGAATATTTGATTATTATGAAAGTGCAGGAGTGGGATTAGACCACTATGTAAAAGTAATGGATGAAATGCAAATAGAATACTGGGGTGATGATTATTTACCTCATGATGCTAAAGTAAGAGAGTTAGGAACAGGCAGAACCAGAGCAGAAACTTTAATCAATATGGGTAGACGACCACGCATAGTTCCAAACCATAAAGTTGATGATGGAATTAATGCTGTACGATTATTGTTGCAAAATTGTTATTTTGATGTTAAGAGATGTGAAAACGGATTAAATGCTTTGAGAAATTACCAAAGAGAATGGGATGATGTGAAAAGAGTATTCAAAAGAAACCCTTTACACAACTGGGCTTCACATGGTAGTGATAGTTTTAGGTACTTAGCTATGTCGTATAAAAATATAAAACCAAAAGAAAAAGAACCAGATATTATGAAAGAATTACTGCGTACTCCAACACTAGATGAAATGATGGATATACACGACAGAGAACAACTTAGAAAACCAGAAAAAAGGATATAATATGCAAATAGACCCTAGAATGTATGACAGACCCATGACAGAAGAAGAAAAAAGATTAATGATGATTCAAGGTTTAAGGCAAAATCAAAACGCACCACAAGTAACAAATGCAGCAACAAGTATAGGTCCAGAAGATGCTAGGTCTTATTTTGTGCGTTCAAGTGAATCTGGAGAAATGCCAGAAAGTTATAATATAGATAGTAGTAATTATTCCACTATGATACAACAAATTAGAGATAAAGAAGCAGCTGATATGGGTTTAAGTTATATGGAATTAGATAAAATTTATGAAGAATATGGTTATGATACTTTAGAAGCTAAAGAAGCCATAAAAAGATTACAAGTAATTAAAGGTTTAAAAATGGATGACACTATGTCTATTATGGGTAGATAATGGCAGAAACTAGAAAAGAAATGGAAGTAGTGCAAGGTACTGCACAATACTGGCAAATGGAATTAGAAAGTGCCGACCAAACTGAAAAGGATTGGAGAGAAAGAGGTAGAGCTGTTGTAGCACGATACAGGGATGAAAGAAGTGCAGATAGTTTTGGTGCAGGGTTATATAAGCAGTTTAATATTCTATGGTCTAATACAGAAACTATGAAAGGTGCATTATTTGCTCGTATGCCAAAAGCAGATGTGCGTAGAAGATATAACGATAACAACCCTATAACAAGACAAGTAGCTATCGTACTAGAAAGAGCATTACAATACGGAAATGAGGTATATTCAGCAGATAAACCAATAAAAGCTGCATTAGAGGACTATTTACTACCAGGCAGAGGGGTAGTTTGGGTAGTTTATGAGCCTATTTTTGTAAAAGAAACTATACAAGTAGAATCTTTAGATGAATTTGGCAATATGATAATGATTGACCAAGAAGAAGAAAGAATTGCAGACCAAAGATGCTATTTTGAGTATATAAATTGGGAAGATTACAGAGAAAGTCCTGCAAAAAGACCAGAAGATGTATATTGGAAAGCAAGAAGGCACTTACTTACAAGAGATGAATTAATAGAAAAAGGCTTTAAAAATGCATCCAATATACCCTTAAATTGGTCTCCTGAACCTACAGAAGGGTATAATGAAGAATATTCTGAAGTATTTTCTCGTGCAGAAGTATGGGAAATATGGGATAAATACAAAGAAAAACGATATTTTGTATCAAAAGGATACAATGAAATATTAGCAGAAGATGATGACCCTTATGGATTAGAAAAATTTTTTCCTACTCCTGATTCATTAGTGGCAATCAGAACAAATGAAACAAGTGTTCCTATACCAGAGTTTACTTTGTATCAAGACCAAGCTGATGAATTAGATAGAATTACAACTAGAATTAGTAATTTAATAGAAGGATTAAAAAGAAGGGGTGTATATGATGCTTCTGTACCAGAATTATCACATTTAGCAGATGCAGGAGATAATGATTTTGTACCTTCAGAGAATTTTGCACAATTAGCAGCAAAAGGGGGATTACAACAAGTATTTCAGCAAGAAGATATATCGCCTATTGCACAGGTTTTAGCTGGTTTATATCAACAAAGAAACCAAGTTTTAGACACAATATACCAAATAACAGGCATATCAGATATTATTAGAGGTTCTACAAAAGCTAGTGAAACAGCTACAGCACAGCAATTAAAGGCACAATTTGGTAGTATGCGTATGCGTAAAAAACAATCTGAAATAGCTGAATATATTAGAGATTTATTTAGAATAAAAGCAGAAATTATAGCAGAACACTATGAACCAGAAACTTTAGCAGCTATGACAGCTCTTACTATAAGCCCAGAAATGATGCAAATAATGCGTGATGATAAATTAAGAGGATATAGTATAGATATAGAAACAGATGCTACAATTTTTACAGATGAAGAACAAGAAAAAAAGACTAGAATAGAATTTTTATCATCTTTTGGAGGATATTTACAACAAGCTATCGGTATAGCAAATCAATCACCTGCTTTAACACCATTAGCATTTCAAGCACTACGATTTTTAATGGGTGCATGGAAAGTAGGCAGAACTTTTGAAGATGTGATAGATAGAACAGAAGCACAACTAACACAACAAGCTCAACAAGCATTACAAGCTGGTCCACAACCTTCAGAAGCTGAAAGAATTGCTGCACAGAAGATGCAAACAGAAATGGCTAAAGAGGAATTAAAACAACAAGGTAAACTAGCAGACATACAGGCAAGGGAAAGAGCTTCTACTAATAAAGTATCTACAGAAGCACAATCAAGCCAAGCAAGGTCTGATGCAAAGAAAGAGTTAGCATTATTAGATAGTGATATGAAAATAGCTGAAGAAATGAATAAGGAAGCAAGAGATGAGTTACAGAGATAATTACGATAATATAAACTGGAAAAAATGCACTTTTAAACCAGTAAAAGTAACTAAAAGAACAAAATCACATCAAGTTATGGGTGATATACAAGAATTTGTGTCTCCAATCGATAAAACTGTTATAGGCAGTCGTTCTCAAATAAGAGAACATGAAAGGAAACACAATGTTAGGCAATGTGGTAATGATTACACAAGTTCTACAAAACCTAAATTTTGGGATAATATGATTAACAATAAAAGAGGATAATATGACACAAGAAAGCACTCCTACACAGGAATCAGCACCTGAAAAAGCACCAACATTAGAGGCAGTATTAGAAGGTGCTATTAACCAAACTATAGAAAAAGAACCTGAAACACCTAACACAGAAACACCAAAGGAAGAAGTGGAAAACACCACTATTCCTAATGCTCCCAAACAAGTGGAGAATACTAATTCCGAAGAATCTGATTCTGATTCATTAGACCAGGTAGCACCTGAAAATGAAGAAGAAACCCAAGATTCAAAAGAAGAACCTTCTGATGATGCTGTAGTGGCTCATGTTGATGGAGAGGATTCGAAAGAAACACCTTTAGAAGCTCCAAAAAACTGGTCAGAAGAAGTAAGAAGCAAGTTCAAGGATTTACCTCGTGATGCACAGGAGTATATGCTAAAGCGAGATAAAGAAATGACTGCTGATTACACTAGAAAGACGCAAGAAGTAGCCCAACAACGCAAAAGTTTTGAATCATTAGACAAAGTTATAGCTCCAATGAGACAGCAAATTGCAGCAAGTGGTGTAGGAGAAGCAGAATATATCTCCAGATTACTTAATGCAGATTTAGCCCTCAGAAATAACCCAAAAATGGCACTCAAGCAATTAGCACAAGGTTATGGTATTGACCTTTCATCAATCGAAGAAACTGTGGATTGGAATGATTCTGACCCACAAATTACCCAATTACAACAACAAAATCAAGCGATACTTGCAGAATTAAATCAGTTTAAAAAGCAAAATCTGCAATCTGCTAGACAGCAAACAGAAAATCAAATTTCTGCTTTTGCTGAATCTAAAGATGAAAAAGGTAATTTAAAATATCCTCATTTTGAACAAGTTAGAGTAAAAATGGGCAATTTAATAGACGCAGGAGAAGCAAAAGGATTAGAAGATGCTTATGCTAAATCTATTAGATTAGATGATGATTTATACAAACAATCTTTAGATTCGCAAAGAAAAAGTGCAAAAGCCGAAGAAGATGCAAGAAGGAAAGCAGCAGTTGAAAAGGCTAAAAAAGTTAGACCTAGAACTGCAACTACTCCTCCTAGTGGTTCTGTTAAAAATAGCGATTTAGATTCTTTGCTTATGGAATCAATTAGTAGTGCAGGTATAACTAAATGAGTTGTGGGTTCACAATAACTTAATGAGGTATAAAAATGGCAAGTCCAAATAGTACATTTACCGAAATAGTTACAACTACTCTTGCAGGATATTCAAAAACTCTTGCAGATAACGTAACTAATGGTAATGCCTTACTTCGTCATATTGATGAGAAAGGCAACAAACAAATCGCCACAGGTAGAACAATTGTGCAGGAATTAGAATACGCAACTAACTCAACTGCAAAATGGTATAGTGGCTACGAGGTTTTAGACACATCTACCAGTAATACATTCACAGCAGCTGAGTTTAATTATAAACAATTAGCTGGTAATGTGGTTATTTCTGGATTAGAACAGGTCGAAAACTCTGGTAAAGAAGCAATCTTTAACTTACTTAAATCAAGAGTAAGAAACCTAGAAAAAACTCTAAAAAATACTATGGCTACTGGCTTATATGCTGATGGCACAGGTACAGATGGAAAAGAACTAGGTGGATTACAGTTATTAGTTCCTGGTACTGTCGGAAACACAGTAGGTGGTATTAACTCTACTACTTACACATTCTGGAAGAACCAAGTGTATGATTTTAGTACCGAGAGTGTAACTCCTAGTGCTACAACTATACAAACAGCTATGAACACACTTTGGTTAAGCACAGTTAGAGGTGCAGACCATCCTGATGTTATCGTAGCAGCATCTAATTACTTTCAATTCTATTGGAGTTCTTTACAGACCAACCAAAGATTTACAAGTGATGATAATGCTAGTGCTGGATTTATGAACTTAATGTTTATGGATGCACCAGTCTATTATGATGACCAATGTCCAACAAGCAAAATGTATATGCTTAACTCGGACTATTTATTCCTTCGACCAGCTCAAGGTAGAGAATTTTCTCCTTTGGGTGAGAAGGCTTCTGTTAACCAAGATGCTATGGTATTGCCTGTAGTATGGGCAGGTAACATGACCTGTTCAAACAGAGCAAGACAAGGCATTATACAAGCATAATAAGGAGAAAAAATTATGGCTTATATTACTGGAATGGACAAAACTGAAGTTAGTGATACAGCTACATTTATGGTCGGTCAAAAAGGCATGGATGCAGCTGGAAACACCTTCAAGTATGTCCAATACGATACTGGTGCAGGAAGTGTTGCAGCAGTAAGTGGACAAGTTGCTTATTACTACGCACCTTCTGGTGCTTCTGCTGGTGCAGTAAATGTAGTAACAAGTGATTTATCTGATTCTAATGAGGTAGGTGCTGGTGTTTTACAATCTGCTCCAACAGACGGACAATATTGTTGGGTACAGATAGGTGGAACAGCAACTCTAACTATCGCATTAACAGCAGGTGCTGATGGAGACCCATTGACACCTACAGGAGCTGGTGATGGTACATTAGATGTAACAGCAGCAGCAACTTCACCTGTGTGTGCATTTGCTATAGATGCTTCAGCTAAAATAATTGCTTGTCAATTTGCTGGTTAGAGCATTATAATCGTGGGGGTGTAATTCCCCCACACTAACAGGAGGTTAATAATGGCAGGAAACAAAAGAATAACAATTTACAGAGATGCTACAAATTCCTTTGATTTAGTAGAAATTAAATTGATTGGCGACCCTAATACTGTAATTTACAAAATGAAAGATAAAGAAGAACAAATCAAACAAGAGTTTCCTAATGAATACAATGCGTATTACAAAAACAAAAAACCTATTTCTAATGAAAAAAAGGAAACACCATTAACAAAATTAAAATCTTTAAATAAAGGCAAAAAAAAGTTTTTTGAAATGGAAGGAATTACATCTGTAGAACAATTAGCAGATTTATCTGATGGTGCTTGTCATGGATTAGGTAAAGATGTATTAGATTGTAGAAAACAAGCTAGAAATTATTTAGCACAAGAACATGATATTAAACCTCAACAAATAGTAGGTAAAGAATGACATTATTAACTATATGCCAAGATGCAGCAAATGAGATAGGAGTTCCATCTCCATCTACTGTAGTAGGTAGTACTGATACTACAAACATACAGTTATTAGCAGCTGCTAACAGAGAAGGTAAAAATTTAGTAGCAGGGTATGATTGGCAAACATTAATTAAAGAAGAAGCTCATACCACATTAGCAGCAGAAAGTCAAGGAACTATGACTGCTATAGCTTCTGATTTTTTACGATTTAGTAATGATACAATGTGGAATAGAACTACAGATAGAAAATATTATGGACCACTAAATAATGCACAATGGCAAAGATTAAAAGCAAGTGTTAGTAGTGGGATAACTAATTATTTTAGAATTAGAGGTAATTCGCTATTATTTCACCCAGCTCCACCAGCAGGACAAAGTGTTTATTTTGAATATGTAGGTAAAAACTGGGTTGACACTAATGGTGATGGTTCAGCTAATGCAACCAGTTATGCAGCAGATAGTAATACAACAGTATTAGATGAAGATTTAATTACACTTGGTGTAATATGGAGATTTTTAAAACAAAAGGGTTTGCCTTATGATAATCAATTCCAAGAATACCGATTGAAGTTATCAGAAAAGCAATCCAAAGATGGTGCAAAGCAAATCATTCGTATGGCAGGACCAAACAGATTATATCTACCTGTTAACGAACCAGAAGGGAACTTTTCACTATAATGCCTGTTAAAAAAGTAAAGGGTGGTTATAGATTTGGAACAAAAGGAAAAGTATATAAATCAAAAGGTAAGGCTAAAAAACAAGCTAGAGCTATATATGCTTCAGGGTATAAAGGTAAAAAGTAATGGCAGTTTTTAGACCTACAGGAGAAAGTACATCTCAATCTGCACCTATTGGTGGATTAAACACAAGAGATGCTGTGGACTTAATGCCACAAACTGATGCTATTCGATTAGATAATTTCTTTCCTGGTTCTACAGATGTTAGTTTAAGAAAAGGTTTTACCAATCATGTTACAGGACTACCTAGTACAGTACAAAGTTTAATATCTTACAGGTCTCCTAGTGCTAACAAACTTTTTGCTGCTAGTAACAATGCTATTTATGATGTAACAAGTTCTGGTAGTGTAGGAAGTGCTGTAGTAACCAGCTTATCTAATGTGCAATTTCAACATGTTAATTTTACAACATCAGGAGGTTCATTTCTATTTATAGTAAATGGTGCTGATGCTCCTAGACACTATAATGGTAGTGCATGGGCAACACCTACTTTAAATAGTATAACAGGCTCTACTATAAACAATGTAACAGTATTTAAAGAAAGATTATTTTTTATAGTAAATGATAGTTTAAGTTTTGCATACTTACCTATTAACTCTGTAGCAGGAACAGTATCTACCTTTGCATTAGGAAGTGTATTTAATTTTGGTGGTAAATTAGTAGCAGCTGGTAGCTTAACAAGAGATGGTGGTTCTGGCTCAGATGATTATATAGCATTTATAACATCAGAAGGTGAAGTAGCTGTGTATCAAGGAACAGACCCAAGTGATGCAACTAAATGGTCTTTAGTAGGTGTATTTAAAATAGCAAGACCTATAGGTAAAAGATGTATTGTAAATGTAGGACCAGAATTAATTGTTATTACAGAATCTGGTTTTGTACCTTTGACTAAAATGTATGCAGAAGATGAAACAAACTACGCAAAAGCTATATCAGATAAGATAAGTGGTAGTATATTAACAGCAGTAACTAATTTTAAATCTACTTTTGGATGGGAAGCATTAATCTATCCTAAAGGACAATTTGCTTTATTTAATGTACCTAATGATGTAAGTGGTTCATTTGTGCAATTTGTAGTTAATTTAAATACTGGTGCATGGGGTAGATTTACAGGACAAGATGCCTACTGTTGGGGTTTATTAAATGGAGATTTATATTTTGGTGGCAGTACCAAAGTATATAAAGCAGATAATGGATTGAGTGATGCAGGAGTACAAATACAAGGTAATGCAAAAACAGCATTTGTTTATTATGGTGGTAGAGGAACATCTAAAAGATTTACAGCTATACGACCTATAGTATCATCAGATGCAGATTTGCCAGTTAGTATAGGATTTGATGTAGACTTTAATGATGGTACTTCTACTTATACACCATCTAGTGCTACTACAACAGGAGCAGATTGGGACACAGCAACTTGGGATGTAGCAGAATGGGCAGGAACGATTGCTTCACAATTAGTATGGAGAAGTGTTGCCGATATAGGTTGGAATGCAGCAATACGCATACAAACCAGTACACAAGCACAAAGTATTAAATGGCATAGTGTAGATATTTATTATGAAAAAGGAGTAGGATTATAATGTTTATTACAGATAAAATATGGAAACTACTAGAACCAGCTTGTGAGATGGGCGATAATGCAAGTAGAAAAGAATTAGAAGAAGGATTAAAAATAGGTATGTTTAAAATATTTAAAACTGATAATAGTGCTTTGATTACTGCAGACCATAGAGGTGTATTAAGAATTGGTGTTGCTGGTGGCAAATTAAAAGATATAGTAAAATTAGAAAAATATGTTATAAAATATGCAAAAGAAAAAAAATATAAATATGTTGACATTTTAGGAAGAACAGGTTGGGAAAAAATGTTAAATGGGTATAAGAAAAAAGCAATACTACTTAGAAAGGAAATATAATGTTTTTATTTAAATCTCCATCTCCACCCCCAGCACCAGATTATGCTGGTGCAGCTAGAGAACAAGGAGCAGCAAATGTAGAAACTGCAAGGTTAGAAGGTAGAATGAATAGACCTGATGTTGTATCTCCTTACGATATAACTAGAGTAACAGATTTAGGTGATGATAGATTTCTACAGACTTATTCTTTAACACCAGAATATGAAGCACAAAGAGTAAAACAAGTAGGAATATCAGATGCGTATTTAGATACTGCTGGTAGATTATTAAGTGGATTACCACAAGAAAGTTTTAGTTTAGCTAACTTACCTTCACAACCAGGTATGATAGATAGAAGTAATTTTGCTCAAGTACCTACAATGGAAGCATTAGGCGATTATGCAACTAGAGTGGAAACTGCATATTATAACAGAGCAGTAAGTAGATTACAACCTCAATTTCAACAACAAGGTATAGACCTTAGAACACAATTAATTAATTCTGGTATACCAGAAGGAACTACTGCATATAATAACGCATTTGCAGAGCTTAGAATGGCTCAGAATGATACCTTACAAGGTCTAGCTGCTGAATCCATTAGAGAAGGACAAGCACTAGCTGATGCTCAATTAGGCAGAGCTACAGGGTTAAGAAGTTTTCAGATAAGTGATGCAGCTAGTCAAGTAGCAGAACAGGAAAGAAGGAGAGATAGACAACTTGCAGATTTATTATTACAAAGAGAAGTACCACTATCAGAGATAGCTACATTAACAGGACTACCATCTCCAACAACTAGAGGTGGACAAGTAGCAACAACTGGATTAGATGTACCAGCAACAAGTATTGCACCACCACCATTATTTGCAGCTACACAACAACAAGGTCTTGATGCTAACAGAAGATATGGAACACAAATGCAAGGTTATGGTGCAGGTATGGCAGCATTAGGTAGTATACTAGGTGGTGCAGCAAGTAATCCTAGTGCTTTTGGAGGTGGAAAAACATAAAATATGGCAGTAAGAAGAATATTTCCAAAAAGACAAGAAGACCCATTAATACAACAATTATTAGAAAGGGCTAGACAAGAAGCAGCTCAATCTAGTGCTATAGGTTCTCCATCTATGTATACAGCAGCTGCTGGAGGAGGAGCAGGACCAACAAGTGCTGTATTATTAGCTCAAATACTAGGTGGTGTTAGGTCTGGTACAGCACAAAGACAAGCAAGGGAAATAGCAGACAGACAACAAAAATCATTAAGTACAGCTGCTGATTTAAGTAATTTAGGATATACAGATACATCACAAGGTAGAGTATTTGTAGATAATGAAGGTAGATTAATGCGAGTGGGAGATATTCCAGGACAAGAAAATAATATAGGTGATTTGACATCAGATGTATTAAAAAATGCTAAATATAAAATTAATGAAAACCAAATGGAACAAGTAAATAAGTTTATAGAAGAATCACAAGGTCCTTTAAATGAGATAGCTAGAATAGCTAACCAAGAACAATCACCAGAGATTATAGGGCAAGAAGATGATATATCTATTATAGAACCTGAAACTACGCAATCTTCTGTAGACCCTAATATTCCTAAAATACCTCCTATAGGATTAGTGCCTACAACAGTTACAGAAGGAGAAAAACCTTCAATGTTATCTAGGGTTTTAACTGGAGCAGGAGATACAACTAAAACTTATAGAACTTTAGGAGATTATATAACAGATGCTGGTTATGACCCTCTTGAATATGATTTATTTCAAGACCAATTAAAACAAAAAACAAGCCCTAAATTTACACAAATAAAACTTGAAGGTAAATTATATGAGGTGCAATTAAATCCACAAGGACAAATTATACCAGGTTCTGCAAGTGAAATTATTGATGCAGAACAAAAATATATAAAACCAGAAACTTACAAGGTAACACTTAAAGGTGGAGATACAGTAGAAGTAGATGGCAGGACTAAAACAGGAGGTAAGTTAGAATTAAATATAGATGGAATTTATAAAGATGCTTCAATTCTTATTAAAAATAACAATATTGAATCTTTTGAAAGAAGTAAGCCTGAAGGAACTAAAATAGTAAGCACTACCAATATAAATCAAAAAGCTAAAAATGAGTTAATAGGAGAGAATATTGCACCACTTAGAACACAACATTTTGAAGCAACTAGCAACGAAAATAAAAAGAAAGCATTACAAGCAATAAATCAAACCAGTCAATTATTAGATTTATTTTCAAGAACTAGTGAACAAGGTGGTGCTTTAACAGGAACAGGAGCAGAATTTATAAATATGGTTAGAGGGTTGATAAAAACTTTAGGTGCTGAAGTAGATGAAAAAGCCTTAACTTCTATACAAAATATGGGTGCTATAACAAGGGAAAAAGTTATACCACTAGCTAAACAATTAGGTGTAAATCCTACAGATTTTGATTTTAAAAATTTAATAGAAACAGCACCTAAAGCTGCAAATACACCAGCATCTAATATGTACTTAATAAGAGTTTTAGCTTATTATGCAAATCAACAAGCAGATAAAATAGCATATTTACAAAGTTTAAATGTTCGAAATATAGATGGTAAACCTACTTTAACTTTTTCAACAGAAGAAGGTGCTATACAATACGCACAAGAAGTAGAAGCCTATTATAATAAATTAAAAGAAGAAGATAAAATATTTTTTAAAAAATTAGCTGCAGACCCATTTGGCTTTAACCCATAATGAGAAAAAAATGACATTAGATGAATTTTATAAATTATATCCTACTTATAAAGATAATCCTAATTTTGTAAATAATCCTAATTTATTATTACAAAAAATAGAAGGTAAATTTGGTGTTCCTTTATCTGATTTATCTAAAGAAGATTTACAAAAAGGGTTGTATCTTCCTAATGATGCAGTTTTAAATTTACAAGTAAATGTGCCTACATTGATGGGTACTTCAGGAGAATTAGATTTAGGTAATATGGCAAGAACATTTTTACAAGGTATTACTTTTGGTTATGGTGATGAAATAGAAGCATCTTTAACTGGTACAGATTTAAGTGCAATAAGAGAAGAAATAAATAATTATACTAAAGAAAATCCTAAATCAGCATTGGCACTAGAACTAGCAGGAAGTATAGCAGGAGGTGGTGGATTTGTAGGTATAGCAAAAGGACTAGGAGGTTTAGGTGTAAAAACTTTAATATCTAAATTTCCACAATCCTTACAAAGATTAAATAAATTTATAAAAACTAGACAAAGGAAAAATCAAGAAGCTAGATGGTCTCCTACTGTAGAAACAGTAGCAGCGACTACAGCAGGTGGTGCAGTATATGCTTCAGGTAAACAAGATGATACAGAATCTACATTTAATGTTCCTTTAATTGATGCAGAAGTAGATAAAACTGTAGCAGGAGGTGCAGTAGCAGCAGCATTATCTTTACCAATGACTGTTATCACAAGATTACCAGTTGCAGCATTAAGTTCAGCAGCAGATGCTTTTAGTTATTTTGCTAGAAAAAAATTACCATTATCAAATGAAGAAAAAATATTAAAACAATTTTTAGAAGAAAGTGCAGACCCAGAAAAAGAATTAAGGACTATAAGAGGGCAGTTAAAAGGATACAAAGATTCTCCTGTAACTTTACAAGATATAGGAAGTAGAAGTATGCAAAGTCTATCAAAAAATCTTATTAGAAGTGGAAGGGAAGCAACAAAAGATATTATATTAAACTTTACAGAAAAAAGAAGTAAACAAGCTACTAATAGAGTAAAAAATCAAATACTTAATATTACAGGAAGAAAAGTAGACCCTAATAAATCATTAGAAGATATACAAAAAAATTTAAGTGATATATCAAGTAATCAATATAGTAAGATAATGGATAAACCAGTATTAATAACAGGCGAACTGGGCAGATTAATGAAATTTCCTAAAATTAAAGAAGGTATTGAAGAAGCTAAAGAAATAATTAGAAACAATGCAGATTTATCTTCAGAAGAACAAACATTATTAATAAAGAATTTAAATGATATTACCAAAGGCAATATTAAATTTTTAGATGTAAAAACTTTAGACCAAATAAAAAGAGGTTTAGATACTATAATAAAAAACGCAGAAGATGGATTTGGTAGATTAGATTTATCTAATCCAGCAATTAAAAATATTGTAAAATTAAAAAGAAATTTTACTAATGCTATAGACAAGGCAGCAGAAAAAACCATAGGCAAAGATTATAAAATAGCTAGAGGTGCTTATGCTGATGGTTTACAAAAAATAGATGCTTTTAATTATGGAAGTAAATTTATTAAAGGTGGGGGTAATTATAGCAAACAAAAAGAATTTTATTCAGGCATAAATAGAATGTCTGAAGAAGAAAAATTCCATTTTATATTAGGAGTTCAAGCTGGTTTAGATGATATGGTTGCTAGTAGTTTAAACCCTAATGCAATAGTAAAAAGTTTATTACAAAAACCATCTTTTAATAAAGCATTAGATATGATTTTTGCTAAAAAAAGACCAGATAAAATAAAAGGACAAATACAAAAAAGAAAGTTTAAACAATTTTTACAAGCTGAATCTGCAATATTAGAAACTAATAGAAGAAATTTAGGTGGTTCTGATACAGCAGCAAATTTATTAGCTGCTAAAAATCAAGGTATCATAGCTAGTGATTTAATAGACGGAGCATCTTATTTAGCTTTTGGTACTGGTCCCATAACACAAATTTTAGGAGCTAGTAAACTAGCAAAGGGGTTTGGACAGGGTTCATCTGTTTCACAAGAAACAGAAGAAGGTTTAGCTAGATTATTAACACAAACAGACAAATCTCAAATAGCTAGAACTTTAGATAAAATACAACCTAATTACAGTAAAAGAATGTTAGGTGAGCTATTGCGTAGAGGTACTACTATTGGAAGTTCTGCTTATACAGCAGGTAATTTAATGCAAAATAGACTAGGACCTTATGATTTTAGAAATTTTTAAATTGAATAAAATATTGATTTATAAACAAATATAATATAAAAAGAACGAAAGGAGAACAATTATGGGTTGGTCAGGAGGAACATACACAAGGTCAGATGGAGTATTTACAGGTACATCTATTTGGCAAAGTAACAGAGATGCAGGAACAAAGATTGTTGCAGACAGACACGATACCCACGACCAAGATTTAGCAACAGGTATTAATTCTTGTATAAATAAAGATGGCTCTAATGCTATGACAGGTGCTATGAATATGGGTAGCCAAAAGATTAGTTCTCTTGCAGATGGGGTAGCACATACAGATGGGGTAAATGCAGGACAAATACAAGATGGTGGATTAATATTCCAAGCATCTGATACAGGAAGTGCTAATACTTATGCAATCGCTTTAACACCAGCAGTAACTGCCTATGTAGCAGGGCAAGTATTTCATTTTAAAGCAGCTAACGCATCTAGTGGTGCATCAACTTTAAATGTAAATGCTTTAGGTGCTAAAAACATAAAAAAGAAAAATGACCAAGCTATTGCAGCTGGTGATATAGAACAAAATGCAATCGTATCTGTAATCTATGATGGTACATCCTTTCAAATGTTATCACAGTTAGGTACATCAGCTGGTTCTATGAGTTCTTGGACATTATCTGGCGATAGTGGTAGTAATCAAACAGTAGAGGATGGTAATACAGTAGATATTGCTGGAGGTACAGGTATAGATACAGTAGCTGGTTCTACTGATACAGTAACAGTATCTATAGATGCTACAGTACCACAATTAGCAACTACTAACGCATTTACTGGTGTAAATAGAAATGCTTTGACAGTAGATAATGATGGTAGTTTTGATATGAACGCAAATAATAATTTTAAATGTACTCCTAGTGGTAACTTTGCCTTGACATTTACTAATTTTGCTGATGGACAGTCTGGATACATACTATTAATTAATAGTGGTGGGCATACTGTATCATTACACGCAAACAGTAAAGCAGATGCAAACTTAGCAACTACAGTAACAAGTGCTGGTACATATTTAATATCGTATTTATCAGATGGTACAAATGCTTACTTAACTAACTCAGCTATATTTGCCTAATGGGTATTCTCCAAAATGAAAATGCAATACCAGTTGCTAGTGCTGGAGGATTTTATGATTATCAAATAGAAAAAAGTTGTAGATTTTCATCTGATGATAATACTTATTTAACAGCAGATTTTGATGGCAACTCTGGACAAACTGCATATACTATGAGTTGTTGGTTTAAAAGGGCAAATCTAGCAGTAGGTAATTATCAACCTTTATTAGCAAATAGTGGGGGTTGGGCAAATAACTCATTTCAAACAGATAATACATTTAAAGTTATTAACCAAAAAACACAAAGTATTGATGGGGTTTTTAGAGATACTAGTGGTTGGTATAATATAATTGTTAATCAAACTGCTACACAAGATACAGTTAATATATGGGTTAATGGAGTATCTAAAACTGTAACTTCTAGTGGTAGTGGAAGTTTTTATACACCTATGACAAATTCTAGTAGTGCTAAAGTACGAATAGGTTATGATGGGAGTACTAGATATTTAGATGGATATTTAGCAGAGGTTATATTAGTAGATGGTTCTAATAAAATAAATACAGATTTTGGTGAGTTTAAAAATGGAGTTTGGAAACCTATTCAATATTCAGGAAGTTTTGGAACAGATGGTTTTCATCTTAAATTTGAAAATGCAAGTGATTTAGGAAATGATAGTTCAGGAAATAATAATGATTTTACAACGAATGGTTCACCAGGAACAGACCATCAAGTTCTTGATAGTCCA